GACCGCCGAATACGACGCGCTGCTCGACTGGTGGCGCGACGGGACCGACGAACGGCAAGGATGGGAGCGCACCTATCGAACGCAACAGATGGGAGAATTTGCATGAACAGCGAGCTTGCGACAACGAACGGAGACGGCGGCGGAATCGACCTGTCAACACTGGAAAAGGTCGTCGTGCAAGGCGACCTGTCCCGGCTCAGTCCGGGCGAACGACTGGCCTGGTATCGCGCACGCTGCGACGCGGCGGGACTCGACCCGCGCACCCAGCCGTTTCAATATCTCAATCTCCAGGGCAAGCTGACCCTGTACGCCACAAAGGCCGCGACGGATCAACTGATCGCCAATCGCCGATTGACCACGCAAATTATTGACCGACGGCTGCTTGCCGAGGTCGGCATCTACGAGGTCCAGTGCCGCGTGACGTTCCCTGACGGTCACTTCGTCGAGGATGTCGGGGCGCTCAACGTCGCGGGGTTTAAGGGCGACGCGCTCTGCAACGCCGTCATGAAGTGCGTCACAAAGGCGAAGCGGCGGACGGTTTTGTCCGCGTGCGGCCTGGGCATGCTCGACGAAACCGAGGTCGAGACGATCCCCGACGCCACGCGCCCGGAAATGCTCGACGCGCCCGACGCCAGGCGTCAGCCCAAGAGCGACAACGGCTCCGGGTTCGCGTCGGGACACTACGCCAGCCCCGAGGACACGGAACGCTACCTCAAGCGGCTCCGCGCGTTCGTCGATGCCAGTAACGGCGAGTGGGCCGACTGGTGGACCAACTGGAGCGACGGCGAGCGACCCGAGGGGTTCCGCGAACTCATGAATATCTACCAAGCTGACGGGCACCTGCTCAAGTGGTGCCAGGAAACGGGACGCCTGGAACACGTCGATCCGTCCGTCGCGGGCAAGCATCGCGTGCTGGGCCGCTACACCGCGATCGTCTATTTCCGCTCCGACGCCGACGCCGAGGCGATGCGCCAGGAGATGACGCGCTACAAGGAGGAACTTGCCCGTCGAGCCACGGAGGCGATCTACCGCAAGCATCCCGAGTTGCGCGCCGAGATCGAGGGCGATGCGGCCTACGACGATACCGCGATCGACGACGACGACGCATCCATCGAGACCACCACACGCGAACCCGGAGACGACGACGCATGAGCACGACGACGTGTCAGCCCAAGCTGACCGCACGGCAGCGGCAAATCCTGGATTTCATTCGGGCGTACATCGGCGAGCATCGCCGTCCGCCCACGGTGCGAGAGATCGGTGCGTGGTTCGGCCTGCGGAACCATCACAGCGTGATTGGCCACCTGAACGCGCTGGAAAAGAAAGGGTGCATCAAGGAAAGAGGACGCTATGTGTCGCGCGACATCCGCCTCGCGGGCGACCCGTGCCCGCGCTGCGGAGGAACGGGGGTGACGCCGTGACGATCACCGAGGTCCAGATCACGCTGGTCGAGGACTACCGGAACCGCGACGACCAGAACATCCCGCGCGTCGCCGCCTACGCCAGCATCACGTTCGACGACGCCTTCGTGGTCCACGGCGTCAAGGTGCTGTCGGCCCGCGCCGGGCACATCGTCGCTATGCCCGACCGGCGGCACGTCGCCCCGTGCCCGGTCTGTGGCACGAACAATTACATGCGTGCGCAATACTGCAATTACTGCGGCTCGAAGCTCGCCCGGCTCGATCCGCCGAGGACACGCGGAGGCAAGCCGGTCTGGCATTCGGACGTGGCGCACCCGACCACGCCCGCGATGCGGTCTCAGGTCAACGAGGCCGTGTTGCGCGAGTATTTCGCGGCGCTGCGGGCGGTGGAGGTCTGACGTGGCACACGACCCGGCCCTGATGGTGTCGGCGCGCATTGCCGGGCCGGGTTGCGCGGGGCGAATTTTCGCATCGTTCGTCCGTCGGCGCATCACAAGGCGTCAGCCGCCCCGCCTGGGGTGGGGTTACTTGGGGGCTTGTCCGACTTACCGATCGCCTTGCGGATTTCCGCCTGGTAGTCACGGGTGGCGGCATCCATCAGGACCGAAGAGATGTACTCGACCAGCGTTTTGTCTTGGAGCGCGGCGGCACGGCGGGCGATGCGGACCGCTTCCCGGTCAACCTTCACGGATATGTCGTCGCGCTTGGCCATCGTCTGTCGATCCAACGGAGGCGCTTCCGGCATGGTCATCTCCACTCGTGGGCTCAGTGTACTCCAGTGGCATGGGCTCCGCAAAAAGATTCTAGCCGCGAGGGCGGCAAGTGGCAAGTGGGCCGGATTATACAAAGTGGATATTGCTACCAAGTGGAATTAGCGTTATGATGCTAGGACGGCTTTGATGGTGGCTCGCGTGGTCCAAGGTCGAGGTTCAATGGCGAAACCGAGACCCTCGGAGTGGGGCAAGCTGAACGCGGGTCAATCCTACGGGATTCTTGCCGTGGACCTGGGGCGCGCGATCTTCGGCGTGCCGTGGGGCAAGTACGAGCTTCCGATCATCTACTACCTGATCGAGCATTCGTGGGGGGTGGCGAAGACGAAACGAAGGGGGGCCGAATGGCCCGACCCCGAGCCGTGCGAGGTCAACTTCAACGCGCTGGCGAACGAGTGGGGATACCCGCGACAGCGGCTTTACGAGGCCCGCGACTACCTCAAGGCGACCGGATTTCTCATCGAGGACGGCAACGGCTACTGGATCAATAAGAACGCCCACGACTGGATCGACCCCAAGACCGGATTCCCTCTGTTGAGTCCCCAGATGCTCATTTACGCCGCTCGGGCGCGGTCCCGGAAAGACGAAACAGATAAACAATCGTCTGTCACGCCCCAGCGTGACAACGTGTCACACTCCAGCGTGACACCGCATAAAGAGGAACGGGCGCGCGTATTAGATTTTAAGACTTTTGAGACTCAAGAAGAGAGTCAGCGCAGCGCCGCGCGCGACGACGCGACGCCGCCGTACCCCGACGAGGACTACCCCTTGGAGATCGGGACGGGACCGCACGCGATCGACGAGCCGGGGGCGCGGCGGGTCTGGGACCGGCTCTGGCGCGCCTGGCATGACCAGCGGCTTTGCAACCAGTTCTACGCCCGGCAGCGCGACCACTCGACCGAGGCGTGGCTCTGGGCGATCGAGCAAGCCGTGCTCAAGGGCGCGAATCCGTCGAGTATCGCCTACCTGTCGCGGATCGCGGACGACTACGGCAGACCGCGACCGGCGGCACGACCCCGCGCCGCGCCGACGCCGACCGGATCGGGGACGATCGCCGAACGCAAGGCGCGGGCAAGGGCGATTTTCGGCGGCGAGGACCAGGGGGACCAGACCAATGGTTAAGGATTGGTTTACTGATTGGCTGATCGACCACCTGATCCGCCATGCGCGAGAGGGCTTGCCGGAAATCGAGAGCGAGGAAGGGCGCGTCCTGTACGAGTCGTGGCGGAAGGCGCTCGTGCTCAAGGGCGTCCAGGATTTGTCCGTCGCCACCGAGGCAAGCATCCGGCTGGTGGCGGACCCGCCGCGCTTCCCGCGCGACCACTTCCCGGCCCTGCTGGCGATCGCGGTCGGCTTGTACCGGGACCGGAACGACGGCGACGCGGAGACTCCTGATACCCGCGACGCGGCCGAAGCGGCGTCGCGCGGCTGCGAGCGGTGCGGCGGCGGCGGGCTCGCCGTGGTCTATCACCGCCGCTCGACGATGCGCGACCTGGCGCGCGACGACCGGGGGCGGATCATCCCGCCGACGGTCAGCGCGTATTGCGTGTGCCCGGCCGGACGCTGGATCGAGGCGAACCACCGCGAGCGGTCGCCGGATACGCGCAAGCGCTTCCCCGACCTGGCCGACGTGCTGGCGGGGCGTGGGTCATGGCTCGAACACGAACCCGAGTATGTGGAGGCGACGACATGACTCCGACCAAACCCAAACCGCTCCCGCCGATCGAGCGCGTGATCGCGTTCAGGCAGCGGCGCAACGGCGTGCAGGTGACGCCCGACGACGTGGCGGCTACATTGGCCGAGGTCTACCGCCACGTGCGGCGGGAGATGCGCTTCCAGGGCGTGCGCCCGCCGTTGACCGACGCCGAACTGCACAGTTGGCTTTGCGAGGCGCTGAATCGATGAGCGGCTTGGACCCTGTATCTCGTGCTGGGAGACTGATGCATGAGTCTGGATTGGACCGACGACGTGTTGAGCTTCCACCGCAAGTTCGGCTGCGCCATTGGGGCGCGGCCGGGCGTGCCCGACGAGGCGGTCAAGCGGCTGCGGATCGCCTTGATCCGCGAGGAGACCGCCGAGTTGCTCGCGGCGCTGGAACGCGACGACCTGGTCGAGATCACCGACGGCGGGCTCGACCTGGTGTACGTGGTTCTGGGCACGCTGATCGCCTACGGGGTCAACCCTCGCGGCCCATGGAATGAAATTCATCGGAGCAACATGAGCAAGTCGGGCGGCGGCGAGCGGGCGGACGGCAAGGTGCTCAAGCCGCGTGGCTGGCGACCGCCGGACATCGCGGGCTCGCTCCGCATGCAGCGCCCCTTGCGCCGCGACCGCGCGGTCGATCCCTCGTGGGAGACCGATCGCGGCGTGACGACGACCGATCTCGACGACGTGTCGTAACTGGAGCGACCGACCATGCCCTCGCCCCCGCCAACCCGCGTTGAGCCGCCTCGCGTCGAGTTCACGGTCGTCGTCGATCCCGGCCGGATCGTGCTCACGATCGACGGCTGGCGACCGACGCTTGCGAATGAATTGAAACGACACCCGTTCGTCGCGGCCGGCGCGAAGAAACGCGACGCCGACCTGCTGACGCTGATCGCCCAGAGTCAGCGGCTGCCGAGGGCGGTCGGCAAGCGGCGTTTGTCCGTCGTGATCCGCAATCGGTTCGGACGCTTGCCGGACCACGACGCGCCGCTCAAGAGCCTGTTCGATGCGCTCGTTCAAGCGCAACTACTCGTGGATGACTCGGATGAATGGCTCGATTTCGAGTGGCCCCCGCGCTACGTCCGGGGTCCGCTCCAAACCGTGATCCGATTGGAGGACGTGTGATGACTACGCTCAGAGCGTTTCACGGCGACCCGGCGGTGAAGGCGAAGTACGCGGCGCGGATGCAGGCGCATCTCGACGCCGACGAACTGGTCCAGCGCATCGGCTGGGATCAGAGGACCGGCAACGGGTGTTTCGTGGGCTGTACGCTGCACCGTTACGACCACGCGTTGTTCCCGGCCGAGCTTGGCTTGCCGATGTGGTTGGCCCGCCTGGCGGACGCGTTGCACGAGGGGATGACGCTCGCCGACGCCCGCCGCTTCGCCGCACGGTTCTACCCCGCAATCCCCGTGGGTGCGGACGTCGAGCCCGTGCACCATCGATTCCTGGCGTGGCTGATGGATGAACTGCTCGCCGTTGTAAGATCCACAGATCTGGATATCGGTCTGCGTTCGCGGGTGATTGCGGCGATCGTGGCCGTGCGGGAGTTGCACCTGCGGGCGCTGAGCGGCGACCGCCCGTCGCCGGACGAATGGAAGGAGGCAAGGGCGGAGGCAATGTCTGTGTGGATGGCGGCGGCGCGGGCCGTGCGGGTGGTGGCGGCGGCGGCGGCGATGGCGTCAGCGTGGGCGGCGTGGGCCGTGCGGGTGGAGGAAGTGGTGTTGATGGCGGTGGTGACAGCGCGGGCGGCGTCGGCGGCGGAGGCGGAGCAGGCGTTCTACCGCCGCATGGGCGATGCACTGTTCGGATTTCTCGCGGAAGCAAAACCACTGGAGGACGCGCGATGTGCGACGACCTGATTGTGCGTACCCGGAGGCGAGCGGAGACGTGCGCAAGCGAAACCGATGCGGCGCTGCTGCGGGAGTTGGCGTCATGCCTGACCGACGCTGAGCGGGAACGTGACGCGGCGCGAGACGCGCTGCGCGAATGGGAACGCTGGGAAGCCGATTTGATCTTGTGTGATGAGGCTTGGAACGGAGGCCGAGCCGCGCTGCCGAAGTTAACATGGCAATTGTATGACAAGATGCTTGCGCTTCAGGCCAAGCGCAATGCTGCGTTGAAAGGGTGTGGTTCATGACGCTCTACGAGAAGCGCGGCCGGCGCTACTACCCTGTCCACGACACGTGCGCCCTTGAGGGCCTCGACGACGGCGTGTGGGTGGTCATTGTTGAGACGGGACTTACGTTGATGCGTAAATCGCTCGACGCGAGAGCGCAATTCCAGCGCATGGCGGCGTCGCTGGAGTTGACCAAGATTATCGCCGATGAACTCGCAACTCATTATGTCAAGTCGCCGACACCCGAATTGGAAAAGCTCACCGCAAAGGAGCGGCGGGCGATCAAGGCTTACCAGGAAGTCATGGGGCCGGACGCGATGCTTTGCCTGTCGCGGCCGGCGATCGCCGAGGTCGCATTCCGCGTAGCCGAGGCCGTGACGGCGAAGACGCTGGGCGGCGAATCGTGACGTTGCACGGGATCGGAGGACACGTGAAGGCAATTACCCTGTGGCAACCCTACGCAACGCTGGTCGCGTTGGGCGTGAAGACGATCGAGACTCGGTCCTGGTCCACGGACTACCGGGGCGACCTGCTGATCCACGCGGCGCGGCGGTGGGACCGCGACACGGCTGACACCTGCCGGTTGGCCGGCGGCGTGATCCGATACGAAGGGCTCGGCGCGTTGCCCTGGCGGGAGACGATCGGCCGGGCCGTGGCGGTCGCGCGGCTGGTCGGCGTGGAGCGCGTGCCGTGGACCGGCTGGTCGCCGGGCCGGGAGGCTCCGGCGCTCGATTTCGAGTGGGGGGACCTGTCGCCGGGCCGGTACGCCTGGCGGCTGGACCGCGTGCGCGCGGTTCTCCCGCCGATCGCGTGGCGCGGCGCGCAAGGGCTCTGGACCGTGCCGGACGAACTGAAGGCGTTGGTTTGCGAGGCGACCAGTCCGGCCGCGACGCCGGGGGAGGGGTGAGATGGACGAAGCCGAGGACCGTGCGGAGATGTTCGTATCTCAACATACGAAGTTCGACCCGGATACGCCCGATTTCAACCGTGCCGTCCAGGCTGTTCTGGAAGCAATCAGGCATGAGCGCGCCGAGAGAGCGAAAGAACTCGACGAAGCCGCAAGGATCGTTATTGACTTGCGCCGGGCCGTAAGCGACCTCGACCATCGCGGCGATTATCTCTCAGTGACCGGGCCTGCTCAATTGTGGCTCCAAGTTGTGAAGATGCGTCTTTCGTCGTGGAGGAGTAGACGAGATGGATGAATTCGACGTTGTTCCAATTCGCGTGATGCGGGTTTGCTCTAACTGCGGCGAAACCTTCACGTCCGAAGTCGAGCAAGGCGGTTCGCTGTGCGAGGATTGTTGGCGCGACCTTGAAATGGAGGATTGCTACGAAGACCACCCCGACGATTACCCGGCATTTGACGCCGACCAGTTGTTTCTGTGAGGAGCCCACCCATGCCGACTGACGACCTGCTGGCCCGCGCCCGCCGCGCGGCGGGACTTGCCGACCGCGAGACGGGGGAGTTGATGCGTGCGCTTTCTTCGCGGCGATCGTGTGGCGTCCGGCCACGGGGCCGAGTCGTGACGAGCCGCCGATGAGCGCGCTGCAAGTCTGGTGGCACTACGGAATCAGCATCAAAACCGCCTGGGAAGTCGCGGGCGTGTTCCACGGGCCGGAGGAGAGGGGGTGAGACAGTGGGGGTGAAGGCAACGACGACTCAGACAATCTCCCTGATGGTCGCGTGCAACGACCACCGCAACGGCGTGTTCGCCGGTGAGGCCGACTTGATCGAGTTGGGCACCCGGCATAGTGATGACGTTCACATCGCGCTGGACGGGCCGACGACGCGGTTCCGCGAGTTCGCCGACGCCGTGAAGATCGGCCGGCGCAAGTTCCCGGTTCTGGGCGGAAAGGAATGGGTCGGCAACTGGTGCTGGAATGAATATTTCGTCACACCGGAAGTCGCCGCGAAGGTGCTCAATCACCTGCGAATGATCGGATGGTCGCGCAATGAATGGACCGAGGAGTTCGGCGACAAGTGGGAGTCGGGCGATCCATTCACGGCGAGCGATTTCAACGGAAAGGAGGAGTGACAGTGGGGGTGAAGGCGAAGGCAAAGGTCCAGCCGAAAGGCCGGCTGATGAATCAGAAGGACATCGAGGCGGAGTTCGGCATCCCGCGCCGGGACGTGATCCGGTGGGCGGCGGCGGGGAAGTTCCCGGCCGTCGTGCGCACCGTCGATCGGACGTTCCTCTTCAGGCGGGCGGAGGTAGAGCGCTGGGCGGAGGGGTATCGTCCAGGTTCAGCCCCAGCGAGTAACTTTCCATGTGCCGTTGGCTCTCGACCTGGCACAGATGCGAGTAACGCATCGTCATCGTGATATTCGAGTGTCCGAGCCACTTCGACACGATCACCAGCGGGACGCCGCGCATCACATGATGACTTGCGAACGTATGCCGCAAGATGTGGTTGTAATCTCCCTTCTCGGGCAGGCCGAGTCGGCGCACGGTGGAGCGGATCGCCACGTAGGCGATCGCGGGCGTCATCGCCTTTTTCGTCCGCTTGCCGGGGAAGACGAGCGGGCCTCGGACCTCCCGCTTGCGGCGTTCCAGCACGGCGCGGACGTCGGGGGAGAGCGGCACTTCGTAGACGCCTGTCTTGGAGTGGAGCCGGACCACGCCCCGGTCGAACAGGACGTTGGGCCAGCGGAGATTCAGGACGCTGGAAATTCTGGCCCCGATCCCGGCCGTGACGATCACGAGGTCGCGCAGCCACGGCTGGCGGCACCCCTCGATGAGCCGCTTAAGCTCGTCGAGCGTCCAGTATTCCGGGGGTGCCGAATCGTCCTTGCCCGGCACGTCCACCAGCTTCCACGGGTTCTCCGGGGCGACCCGGTTGCGCACGGCCTTCGACCAGATCGGCGAGAGGATGCCGCGCTCGAGCTTGACCGTCGAGCGCGCCGCGCCCTGGCGGCGGCGATAGGCCATGTAATCCTCGCAAACGACCGTCGTCACCGCCTGGACGGTCTTGATCCCCTTCCGCTCACAGTAGGCGAGGAAGTGCGCCAGGGTCTGGCGGAGGATGCGCGCCGAGTTCGCCGCGCGGTTCAGCGCGTAGGCGTCCGCATAGGTCTGGAGGTAGGCGGCCAGGTCCGTGGCCCGGACGCTCGACACGTCCACCCCGTGTTTGGCCATGATCGCCATGTCCTGATACCTTCGGGCGAGCATCTCGACCTCCGGCGGCGGCTTCTTCGGCATCTTGTCGCCGGGCTTCTTCCACCCCGGCTGCTTCGCCAGCGTGAACTTCTTCCGCGTCCCGTCGGCGAGCTTGATGCGGATCGACCACCATCCCGTCGAGGGGTCGGGCGTCGGGCTGGGCACGGCCTGTTCCTCCGTTTGCGGATTCCGCTCCAAGGGTGGTCCAAGGCGCTTTCCGGGCACGCATCGGCGTTGACGCATGCCATAAGTCGTTACGCCGCAACGGATATCGTTTGTTCAGCGGGCGGCGTTTGGCATGTATGATAATCGAAACTTATCTGCTCTCATATCGCGGAAATCCTAGTCGCCGCAAACCCTTGTGTCAATCGTCGGTTGCGGAAAAGCCGCGCATCAGGCACATTGGGATCACTGTTCGCGGTCCCAGCGGTCCAAGGGCGGTCCAAGAAAACGGTGGAAGTGAGCAATGAGGTTGGAACGATTTGACGGTCATGTGGACGAGATGGGCGAAGGAAATAAGATTGCTATGGTCACGGTGATCAGCCGGACCGGCAAGCGGTTGAGCGGTCCTTACCCGGCCAAGGCGTTGCGCGCCGTCGGTCTGACCGAGGGGGATCGGTTTGTCCTGGAGACGGTTGGCCTACCGGACGGCTCGACCGGAATCGAGATTACGCCCGCTCCTCACGACGCTGGTTGACAAGCGTTCAAGAAATCAAGTATAACGTGCGCGTTTGAATGCCGTGTTTGCCGTTACGGCGATTGGAGTTGCGTCACGAAACGAGCCGATCCATTGCGCGGAATTGCCTTAAAGGGGTAGACAGAGGGGAAAATCCGCGTCTGGTGGGGAACGCCGTGAGGTCGCGTCCGAGAGCCGCCAGGGTCAACCCGGCGTTGCGTCATGAAATCTATCGCCTGGCTCGCCGAGAAGGGTGGTCGCTCGACGCGATCGCGGCGGCGTGCGGTGTGACCCGCCGGGCCGTTCAGTGGGGCCTGGGTCGAGCCGAGTCGATCCGGGAGACGGTGGCCGATGCAGCGATCCCCGCAGGTGCCGCACTCGACGCCCGACGCGATCGTGATCTTGACCGGGTGCCGTCCGTGGCCCCTTGAATGGGGCGACGTGTGCCCGTGTTGCGGCGGTCTGACCGCGAAGCAGAAACGACGGCTCGAATACTGTGCGTGGTGCGAAACCGCGTCGCCGCCGCTGGCACGGTTGGCCGTCTATCACGAGGTTCGGCTCGACGCGCCCGGCGCGGATCGGCAGCGGGAAGCCGAGCGCAAGGCCAGGCGGCGGTTCCGGGGCCGTTACCGCTCGATCCTGACCGAGCGCGAACGGCGGCGCATCCACAACGGCTATCGCGGCGCGTTCGAGCATCCGATCAACGAACTCACGAATCTGGCGCGCGTCGGCCGCGAATGGCTGAGGTCGATCGGTCAGGAGCCCGACTGGACGCTGATCCTGGATAAGAAGGGCAACGTGATTGGTCGCAAGGAGCCGCCGGACCGGGAGGGGACGCCGTGATGGTGTACCGCTGGGCGAAGATCGACGACGCCGAGATTCGCGCTCTGTGCCGCGACCATCAGCGGACCGGGTGCATTGAGAGCCGCAACCGCGTCGTCGAATCGTTCCTGCCCCTAGCGCGGCTGATCGCGCGCAAATACACCGCCGACGCGCACAAGCGTGAGGACTACACCCACGAGGCCGTCTTCGCCCTCATGGATTGCGTACGTAACTACGATACGTCGCACAAGGTTCCGTTTGGCGGCTACGCATCTAGATGTATTAATCTCGTGTTGTGTACAGTGAGGTATCGGGACACGATGGTCGCCGCGCCGTATTGGGCTCGGAGCGAATCGCCGAAACTGACGCCGGAGCGTCGCGCGTACCTGGCCGACGCGAAGCGGTGCCGGGAGCCGGTCGTTCCGCTTGAATCGTCGTTTGAATCCTGGCATCCCGTGGACCACGCGGACCCCGCGCGGGCCGCTGAGATCGGTGACGAGATCAGCATGGTCAAGTCCGCCCTGTCGTCGATCGCTTCCGAGGGCCGGGAAATCGTCGCTCGCCGCTACGGACTCGACGGCCGCGAGCCGATGACGGCGGTCGAGATCGCCGGGGCGGATCGTATTGATCGCGGCCGGGTGCGCCGCGTGCTCGCCGAATCGCTGGCAACGCTGGCGCAAAGGGTCGCGTCGTGACCGTCGCCGAACTCGCCGCTAAACTCGAAACGCTCCGCGCTGAAGCCGAGCGGCACAGCGTCCAATATCGCTGTTGCCTGGACGACGCGGCCAAGATCGAGGCGCAGATCAAGTCGCTTGCCGAACCGGACAAACTCTATCAGGTCAGCCCGACCGAAGTGCTGTCCGTGCGCGGCGCGAAGATCGAGCGGTACGCGGTCGTGCCGCCGGGGGGCGACGATGCCCCGACATGACACGCTGCCGAGCGATTGGGGCTCCAGCCCCACGCCTCAGCCGAGCGCGGGGATCAAGGGCTACCTGACGCCGCTGGCCATCGTGTTCGGCGCGGTGGTGTACGGGGTGGTCAATTACGAGTCGTTCCGCCCGCGTCCCCGACCCGACGCCGGACCGGATTTCGCGGCGGTCGGCAGGGCGTATGCCCCTGTGCTGGCGCAAACCTACGCTGATGCGTGGCTTGAAGCCGCGATCGTGTTGGAGCAGGGCAAGAGCGTGTCTGACGCGCAGCGCGCCCAGCAGGAGACGTGGAAAGCCGCCCGCATCGCCGCGTTCAACGCGCGGGTCGCTCCCGAACTAGCGAAGGTGCTCCCCGAGGGCGCGGAGCCGACCGACACGGCCCAGCGGGCGCGGACCGTCGCGGCGTGGCGCGGCCTGGCGCGTGGACTGAAGGGGGCGAAGTGATGATGGTAACGTGCTGGAAATGTTACGGGAGAGGATCGGTCTCCGACCCGCAATACGACAACCGCCCGTGGTGGGCCGTGACTCCGCCGCTCGGGATGACGTGCCCGGTCTGTTGTGGCACAGGCTATTTATGGGTTCATGTCTATCCCGGACCTTATACCCCGCCAGTCTTTGTTGCCCCCACGCTGGTCGATCCGGTTTTTGTGTCACACCGGGAAACAACTTGTTGACATGGACCCCGTGACCGTCATCTCCGTCGCGCTCGGGAGCCTGCTGGCGAGTTGGATCACCCGTAAAATCTGGGGTCCGCCCGTCGCCGATGCGGTCAAGAGGATGCGTCGTCCGTGACCGCCACGCCCGGTCCGATGGGCTGGATCAACGATCCCGCCGAAGTCGCGCGGATCGCGGCGACTTTGCCCCGCCCGGTGTTCCGGTCAGCGGCGCCGCGGCTGCGCGGCAGCGGACGGAACAAGACCACGCTCCTGTACAAGGCGTGGACGGACGTGCTCGGCGCTTACATTCCCTATCCGGCGCAGACCATCGGCGACTGCGTGAGCCAGGGCTTCGGCCACGGCACCGACCTGCTGGCCTGCGTCCAGATCGCGCTGAAAAAGATGCCGCAGACGTTCAAGGAAACCGCGACCGAGCCGCTCTACGGAATGGCGCGCGAGGTCGGCAACTTTCTTCGCCCCTACCGCCGCGACGGCTCGGCCGACGGCGCGGTGGGCGCGTGGGCGGCCAAGGCCCTCAGCACTCAGGGTACGGTCAGCCGCGAGGTCGTCGGTCCCTACAGCGGCGAGCGCGCCGCGCAGTGGGGCGGGCCAGGCGGCGTGCCGGCCGAGATCAAGAATCAGGCTCGGGACTACAAGGTCCGCACGGTCTCGCTTGTCACCTCCTACGAGGAACTGGAAGACGCGCTGGCCAACGGCTACCCCGTGCCCGTCTGCTCCGACCAGGGATTCACCATGACTCGCGACCGCGACGGATTCTGCCAGCCGCGCGGGACGTGGATGCACTGCATGCTCATCGTCGGCGTGCGGGCCGACCACCGTCCCGGCGCGTGCATCGTGCAGTCCTGGGGCGAGAACGTGCCCGACGGCCCGCTCGCGCTCGACCAGCCCAACTACTCGTTCTGGGCCGATCGCGGCACCGTCGATCGGATGCTGAAACAGCGCGACTCGTTCTCGCTGTCCAGTTTCGACGGCTATCCCGGCCAGTCGCTGCCCGCCCATTGGACCTACGCGGGGTTCGCATGACCGCCGTTTGCCTACTCCTGGTGGGTTCCTGGACCTACGCCGGTTTCGCCGATGACCCGCCCGCGCCCGCCCGCGCGGAGGTCGCGTCGCTTCGCTGCGTGTGCGGCGGCGAGGCGTGCCCGTGCCGTAGCGCCGCCGATTGCAAGCGGCCGTGCTTCGACGTGGCGACCACGGAACGACGGCCCACGGCGGAGATCGACGCCGGGCCGCAAGTGCAAGTGCGAGCGCCCACGCCGTCGCCACGCCTCTACCGGCTCGCCGACGTCACCGGCAAGGTGTGGCGGCACACGGACCCCGCGTGGCTCAAGCAGTGGGTCGCGCAGGTCAACGCCCGCGTCCGGCTCGCCGATCCGACCGAGCGGACGCCGTTCCGGCTCGATGCCTACGGGGGTGCGTCATGCCCGACTGGTGGGTGTCGGTAGTCCGATGGTGTATGTCCGTCCGAGGCTCGGACCTCTACCCGCTGGTATTCGTGCTGATGGTCGGCGGAATCGTGTGGCTGTCGATCTTGCTCCTCGTGTGCGAGGAACCGCCGGAGAGCGACGACGATGAATGAATTTATCGCGATCATCCTGCGCTACATCGTGGCCGGTCTGCCCGGCGTGAAGACGTATCTCGCCGCCGCCGGATTGCTGGGCCTGGCGCTCTGGCAACTGAGCGAGGGCCAGTACGAGACGGCGATTCAGTCGTTTCTCGCGGCGCTCGCGGCGTTCGGACTGCGCCAGGCGGTGTCGCGGTCATGACCGAGGAAACCGCAAAACATATCGGGATGTGGAGCGATATTGTCAAGACGGTCGGATTCCCGATCGTGACCAGCGGAATTCTCCTGCTGTTCGCCCACGACTGGTACAAGCGCAGCCAAATTCGCGAGGACAAGCAGACCGATTCGACGATCGCCACCCAGAAACAGCAGGCCGAGGCGTTGCGGGACATGGCCGAGGCCAACCGCGAGATGAGCCGTGTCATCGGCGAGATCGCGGCGTCGCAACGCACGATCCAGGAATTGCTCGTCCGGTATCGGACCCCCGGAGCGGCGATTCCGTGAGCCTGTTCGCCGAACTGCGCCGCGCCGTCGAGCCCGTGCTCTGGCGCTGGGTTCACCGCAAGCTACGTCAGTATCCGTTGATGCCGCCGAACCCCGGCGGATTGACCCTCACCTTTCGTCAGGAGATTCGAGATATGGCCCTGGTGTTCGAGGCAGACGTTCTGTTCGCCCCGCTGCCGGACGACCCCGCCGCGCTGGCCGACATCGACACGATGACCGTATCCGTCGAGGTCAACGGCGTGCATAAGTCGTCGCATCCGGGACTCGACCGCAACCTGACCGTCTACACGGTCGGCGACTTCGCCCACGGTGATCTGGTGCGGGTCTATCACCACTACATCGACGCGGCCGGCAACGCCAGCCCCAACCCGGCCGTCGTCGAGGCGCAGGTGTCGGACATCACGCCGCCGACGAACCCCGGCGAACTGTCGCTGAGTTTTCGGCAGGTGTACCGCGACGACCCCGCGCCCGAGCCCGAGCCGGAACCGGAGTGACCGTGAGCCGCCTCGAAGCCGCGCTGCTGTCCGTGTCGCTGGTGTGCGCCGCGCTGGCGGTCGTCTGCTACGCGGCGGACGCCTTCCCGCGCCGGCCGCCCGAATCGCTGCGCCGGGCCTGGCAACGCGAACGGCTGAGGCGGCGGTTTCCGGGCGTGTACGCGCGGTTGCATGGCGACGCCGCGAGGCGTGACGAGAGGCCGTGAGGTCTATAATGTGCCGGACTCATCGGGGGATTTGGGGGGCGATCATGCGCCGGGACTGGCGGAACGCCGCATGGAGGAGCGGGCGATCCGCGAAGGGTGGAACGTCCCGCAGCACATCCGCGTGCAAATCCTCAACCGGCTTGCCGGTTACGTCGATGCGGACGCGGACCACGAACCCCGCACGGTGATCCAGGCCGCGCGGACGATCGTGTCGGCCGACCTGAAGACGCGATCACTCGACCTCCAGGAGCGGTCGTTGGTGCTTCGCGGCGGCCGGACCGGCGACACCGCCTCGGACGCGCGACGACGCATTGATGAAGCCCGACGAAAACGCGCTGACGCCCGACGAGATCGAAGCGATCCTGAATGAGTGCGAGGACGACCCCAACCCGCACGACTACTTCAACGAGGTCGTTCTCGGGCGCGGCGAATACTGGCGTAAACAAAAAGAAATCTGCTTATCGGTCGAGAAGTACAATTCGACCTACGTGCCGACCGGCAACGCCGTGGGCAAGACGTTCCTGGCCGCCGGTGTGATTCTCAGTTTTTTGACGCGCTACCAAAATTCGATCGTGCTGGCGACCGCGCCGACTCAGGTGCAGTTGGAGGAAGTCCTCTGGAAAGAGGTCGAGCGCGCCTACCGCGACAGCCTGATTCCGCTGGGCGGGCGCATGTTCAAGAGCCCGCTCAAAATCGAGATCGACGCCGAATGGAAGGCGCTGGCGTATTCGACGACGAAGACGGAGCGATTGTCCGGGCACCACGCGAAGGATTTGCTGGTCGTGGTCGATGAGGCGTCGGGCGTCGAGCCGCCGATCTTCGAGGCGCTCGATTCGCTTAAGCCGACCCGCCGGCTGTACATCGGCAACCCGCTTCGGCCCGACGGCGTGTTCTACGACCGCTGCACGTCCGCCGAATCCGGGAAGAACCCGCTGGCGAACGTGATCCGCATACCCTCGACGCTCAGCCCGCATATCGAACGGGAACGGTCGCCGTTCGGCCTGGCGGACGCGACGTGGCTGGAGGAGTCGCGCAACGACTACGGCGAAGGGTCGCTCTGGTGGACGTGCCACGTTGACGCGCTCTTCCCCGACTCCGCCGAGGATACGCTCATCCCGCGATCGTGGCTGGACCGTGCCGCCGACGCGGGCCGCGAGCCGTTCCGCCGCTCGGGGCATCCCCGCATGGCGGTTGACCTGGGACTCGGTTCGGGCGGCGACCGATCCGTGATCGTGGTTAGGGACGACAACGGGATTCTCGACCTCTGGCACTCGAACACATCGGGATTCGAGGGCGTGGCGTCTCGGGTGGCGCTGCTGAGACAGAAATGGGGCGTCGCTCCGCATCGCGTGGTGTACGACGTGGCGGGGATCGGGGCCGACTTCGGCAACCGATTGCAGGTGGTCGGCATCCCCGGCGCGCGGCCGTACCGAGGTGGCAACCCCGGCGGCGTCAAGTTCACCAACTTCCGCACGGCCAGCGCCTGGAAGCTCCGCCAACGTCTCGACCCCGAGTATCGTCGCGTTCTGCCCGACGGTGCCAGCGTTCCGCAAGCGCCCTTCGCCGTTCGGCCCGACTGGATGACCTTGATGCGTGAGGAATTGCAGGGCTTGCGCTACAGCGAAACGGCAGGGGGCACGGCCCTGGAGCCGAAAGAGGACTTCGCCGCTCGGCTCAAGCGCAGCCCCGACTTCGCCGACGCACTCATCATGTCGTTCGGGTGGTCCGACTGATGACCGACAACCATGCGCGGGCGCTGGCGATCGCCCTGTGGATCGACGAACTCGAACGCGCGCTGGAACACGCGCGGGACGAGGGCGATAAGCTCTGGCCGCGACTGACCGAAGCCGAGCGGGAAACGTTGCGCCGTTTCGCGCCGTGTGGGACGACCGCCGACTGATGGACCCCTGGTCCGCGCGGATGATCGCGCAGCATGAGCGGCGGAACGACACGCCCGAGGGGTTCGGCCCCGACGAGGCCGACGACGCCGAACTGTCGAGGCGCGTCCGCCGCGTCGCGGCGAAGCTCTGGCCCGAGAAGCTCGTCCGGCCGGTCCGCCAGGCCGCGACGCCCGGCCCCTGGTCGATCCGGTTCGCGGTGCGCGATCTCGACGGGCTCGAAGGCGAACTGTGCAGGATCGCGGCTGAGAACCCGAAGGTCGATCGGGCCGAGAAGCTGGAAATCCACGCGCGGCTGGTGCCGCTGCGGTGGGAGTACGAGATCACGATCATGGCCGACCTGACTCGGGACTTCCTGATTTGACCGACCCACGCGAGATTCGCCGGGAGATCGAGTCCGGCCTGCCCAACGAGCGCGAGCGGTTGGACCGCGCGATGATCGGCCTGGAGTTCTACCAGGGCAACTTCCGCCTGGCTCCCGTGCGTCCGCAGGGTTTCAGCGGCGACCGATCGCGCTGGCCCCGCTATTCCCTTTTAATGCAACAGTGCGTCAAGACGCTGACGAAACTTTTATATAAGCAGGGGCCGGGACGAACGCTCAAGGACCAGGACGCGGCGACCGACTGGTTGAACAATGTTTACCGCGTCAACTGCATCGACGCGCTCTGGCAGGAAGCCGACCGGATGTCGGTCGTGTCGGAAGTCGCGGCGTTCCAGGTGGTGCCGTATCCCGACCCCGACAAGCCGATCAAGGTGCGGCTCTGGGATGCGTCGTCGTTCACGGTCTGGGCGAGCCCCGACGACCCGCTCGAACCCTACGCCGTGGCGATCCTGGACAAGTTCGACAACCAGCGGCGCTTGCGGCTCTGGACCGACGATTCCGTATCGACCTTCGTGACGCCGAAGTACAACGGGCAGACCTCGGGCGCGACCGCGTATCGGTTCGTCGAGGAAAAATCGAACGATCTCGGGTTCCTGCCGTTCTGCTTCGTGCACTTCGACTTTCCGATCTGCGATTTCTGGACGCCCAGCCCCGGCCACGTCCTGCAACAGATCAACGACGGGGTGAACAAGCAGATCACCGATGCGTTCGACCGCAACCGCTACAACCTGAACCCGATCGTGGTGTTGAGCGGCGTGCGCGGCGACTGGCGGCCCCCCAGCCCGGCGCAGCCCGGCGACGTGTGGTATCTGCCGTCCGGCGGCGACACGGCGAGCGAGGATGGGGGTGACGCGAACGCCGAATACCTTCAGGCCGATTCGTCGTTCATCGCCGCGACGTGGGAAGACCTGGACGCCTTCCTCGGACACACCCTGGAAATGCTGGGCATCCCGCCCGCCGCGATCCGCATGGAGCAGTCGAGCGCCCGTTCCGGGGTGTCGATCGCGGCCGAGCAGATCGCGCTGGTCGATTGGGCGACGTGCCGTCAGCGGCCGTTCGCCTACTACGAGGATGAACTGGCGAAACTGGTGCTCAAGGTCGGCACGGTCCATCTCGGGTCGCAACTCCATCAGGAGTACGTGGCCACGGCGGCGGACCTCGAAGTCGCCTACCACAACCCGCAACTCACGCTCCGCTGGCCCGACTTCAATCCCAAGCTGCCCGGCGAGGAACGCGACCGCCACTGGCAATTCCTGATCGACAACGCGCTGACGTCGCGTAAACGGATTTTGATGGAGGAGCAGAACCTCACCGACGAGGAAGCAGAAGCCGTGCAGGTGGAGATCATGGAGGAGTTGAAGTGGGAGCAGGAACAACTTCAGGCGATGTCGCCGCAAACGCAGCAGTTCGGGGCCGACGGCCAACCTATCGAGGAAGGTGAAGACGATGTGCCAGTGCAAGGCGAAGAAGACGAAGAAGCGGCGGAAGAAGAAGGGTAAATAAGTCGTGCCGGCACTCAAGGTTGCGACGCCGAAAGCGAATACACCGGGGCGGTCCAGGACGCGATCCAAGACGGGCGACCCGAAGTGTTCGGCCGCGATGAAAGCGGTCCAGGACGCACGGTTCGGCAACCCGGTCAGCATGGCTCTCGACGTGGCGCACAAGATTCTTGGGCGCTGTCGAGCGAAACAGGGTCCGCAGCAGGCTGAACGGAACCGGCGGACGATCGAGCGATTACGGGAGCGGATCACCCGGCGTAGCACGGACCGACAGTCGCAGCCCGCCGACGCGCCGGACCGAGGCAAGTTCGTCGGCAAAAAGGTCGGCAAGGCAGAGCATGTATTGGCGGACAAGACGGAACAGGAAATCGCGCAAGCGACCGGCGGCAAGTGGATGTCGGACTACGAGCCGCACGACGTCGAGATTCGCGCGGCCGGAGGGCGGAAGCACTTGATCGAGGTCAAGTCGCTGAGCAAGGGCAAGAAACAGAAAATCTCGGTCCATGACGACGCCCTGGCGCGCAAGGTCGATCGGCTCGCCCAAGAGAAACCCGGCAGCATCTACCATACGGTCGCAGTCGATCACCGGCGGACCCATGACGGCGGCGCGAACGCCGAGCATTACAGCGGCCATCAACTCTACTACCGTCGTGCGTCCGGCCCCTACACGCTCTCGTCGATGTACAAGGTCAAGAACTACGCGGAACTCAAGCGGTTGATCCGCATGCCCGACCACGAATTGCCGCCCAAAGCGCGGGGCGAGTTTCCGTCGGGCGAGAAACTCGAACATCTCCGGGAGCAGGCCAAGAAGGCGCACGCATCCCGGCTTCGCAAGGATCGAGCGCTCAAGGCCCGGAAGAAAGCGGAACGTCAAGGGGGCTCCTGATGGGATTCTCGATCGTCTTCGAGGACGGATCAGGCGACCCGCATGACGGGTTCCCTTTTGATCTGGCCACGAACAGCGGATGGGCTCGCGCGGCGGAGTGGATCGAATCGCTTCCGGCGAAGCAGGCCCCGACGCTCCGCGCGCTGGCCCTGGACGGATCGTGCCGCGACACGAGCGCCCTGGCGGGCGAACTCGCTTACCACCTCAAGGCGCGGCCCCCGAAGGATAAGGACGTGCGCCACACCCTCGACCAGTTGCTTGAACGGATCGGCGACGGCGACCCCGACGAAACCGCCACGGTGATCGACTGACATGCCCAAGATGACCGCCCTGAAGCGTGGCCCCGGCGGCAAGCTCGCGTCGGCCCGGTCGAAGACCGGCGACAGCAAGTGCAGCGCCGCCATGAGCGCCAAGGTTAACGCGCGCCACGGCAACCCCGTGGCGATGGCGCTGGACGTGGCCAACAAAATCCTCGGCGAGTGTCGGGCGAAAGCCCATGCGCTGCGCCAGGGCACGCTCCATCGCGCGGCGGGCAACGAGGCCAAGGCGCAGGCGCTGGAGCATCGCGCCACCAGCGGCAAGCCGGTCTCGGCGAAGGCTCGGATCGAGCGCGCCAAGGAACTAAGGGAGCAGCGCCGCGCGGACATCATGAATCCAACCAGCGAACGGAACCTCCGTCAGTCTGCTGCGGCTTACGATCGGGCGAAGCGGCGGAGCGACGAGAAGCGACGGGCGACGATCGCGGCGAAGAAGGAGGAACGCTCGGCCGCCCAGCGTGTCCATCAGCAGTTGTCCGAGAAGGCGACGGCTGCCCCCAAGCCCGCCGTCGTGAAGGCGGCGGGGAGGGGGACGGTCGAGCGGATCGCGCGGGCCAGGGAGATCAAGGAGAACCGGTTCGCGGCGCGCATCCACGACGCGGCGGAGCGGACGGGCCCGGCCGAGCGGTTCCACGGCGACAAGGCGTTCATCGGCCCGGTGTACGACCAGTACCGCCGCGCGACCGGCTCCAGGATCGGCGAGCTTGATTTTCACCGTAAATTGGTCGAGTCCGGGCGTAAGGGCAAGGTGGGCCTCTCCCGCGCCGATCTCGTCGAGGCGATGGACTCCAAGCTGGTCGGCCGAAGCCAGGTCTCAATCGGCCGCTCCGGCTCCGTGATTCCCTACGACCAGGCGCGGAAGGAATTCGGCGTGACAGAGTTCCACTTCGTGAGGGTTGACGCCCAGCAGCGCGACAAGCTCCGCGCGGCGGCGACGGCCGGGCGGCCCCAGCGGGCCAAGCCCCCCGCCCGCCCCTCGCTCCGCGAACAGGCGGCGGCGCATCGGGCGACTAAGGGGACGGCGACCGAACGTGGGGTTGCGCTCCGCAATAAGATTTACCCTCGGATCGCGGCGGCGCGAACCGCGTCCAAGACAAGCAGAGGCGAAGACAAAGTTAGGCTTATCGGCAGGGCGAATCGCCTCGAACGGGCTTTGGAACGATCCGAGCGGGCAGAATCCCGCGTCGCGTCTCTCGCCCCGGAGAGGCGATCGGCGGGGCTGCGATCCGCGTCGATCGAGCAACTCAAGGCGGAGCAGTCGCGTCTCTATGGAGAGGTGAATCGATTCGGGCGCATGGCTGTCGTGCGCCGCCCGAACGTCGCGGAACGGGAGTCCTTGAGGGCGACCGAGGATCGGCTTACCAAGGTGAATCGCATCGTCGAAAAGGCGACACAACGACGGAAAGCGAGGCTCCTGTCCGGTCAGCCGACGAGACGAACCTAGTTCCACTCCAAGCGAACTTCAGCCAACCACCCGGCGGCGATGTCGCCGCCACGATTTGACCCGTAGACAGGTGTTTGAATGACGAAAGAGATTGAGACGAAGGCCGACGCCACCGCGTCGCCGCCGCCGAAGCCGATGCGCCCCGCGCAGGCGATCCAGGCCGACATGAGGCGCGAGCGGGAGCGGTTCGACGAACTGCACAAGCGCGTCGAGGCCGAGAACGCCAAGCGGCAACGCCAGGCGCAGCGGATCGACCGGGCGAAGGAATTCCACAAGGTCAACTTCCCCGGCGAGCCGTTCGACCCCGAGGCGTTCAACCCGCCGCTGACGCCCTACGAGATCGACCCCGAGCTTCAAGCCGACTTTCACTCCCAACATTACCGCGTCGCCGAACTGGAGGCCGAACTCGCGGCCCACTATCGGGCGCGGTCGAAGGGGGGTGAGCGATGAGCGAGGGCGCGTCGTCGCTCATCGACAGCCTCAATCGGAGGATCGCGGAGCTACAAAGCGAACTGGCCGACACCAAGAGCGAGGCCAAGAAACGACGCCTGGAAGTCAAGGGGCTGCGCGAGGAGTTGCAGAAAACGCAGGCCGAACTCCAGGAGTTCGCCGAAGGGTTCGAGGCGTTGGACCAGGAATACAATCAATTCAAGGCGCAAGCCGAAGCACATCCGTCCGAGTTGCAGGCCAGGATCGACGAATTGACCGGCCAGATACGGACGCGGACGCACCGCGACGTGTTCGACCGGATCGCCAGGGACGCCAAGTTGCGCCCCGAAGCGGTCGAGGACGCCTGGAAGCTCAGCGGGTATCAGGCCGAGTCCGACGAAGTGGACGAAGCCAAGCTGGCGAGCCTGATCGGCGAGGTCGTGAAGACCCGGCCGCACTGGCTCGATACGGGCGAGACGCCCCCGCCGTCCCGCGAAGGGACAACGCCGCGCCCACCGCTCCAGACGAGCGTGGACGCGAGTCGCGGAGCCCGCGACACGAGCCCGCACACCTTCCGGCTCACGAAGGACAACCTTCGCGATTCGGCGTGGATGCAGGCCAACCAGAAGCAGATCGCCGAGGCGCGGGAAGCCGGCACCCTCGAAATCGCCGACTGACCCAGCGCCGCGAAACGGAGGCCATAAACAATGGCCAACGCTTTCACGTCGTTCTGGCAGACCGTCGTGGCCGCCGCGTCGGAAGCAAGCCAACTGCTCGCCCCGACCTGGAACGCGCTCGATTCGGTCTACCTCGACTATAAGCCTCTCCCCGCGACGATCGGGCAAACCATCAACGTCCCGATCCCGCAAGACCCGACCAATGCCGTCAACGATATTGGCGCGGGCGACGTCACGATCTCCGACGTGGGCTTCAGCACGGTGCCCATCGTCTTCGACCGCCACCCGAACTTCGCGTTCGTGGTGCGCGACTTCGAGCAGTTCAACAGCCCCCAGCAAATCCGCAGCCTGTTCATGGACGCGGCCATGAAGGGGGTCAAAAATCACATCAACCAGAACGTGGCGAACCTGTTCACCACGGCCAACTTCACGACCAACACGGCGATTCCCTGCACGTCCAGCGTGATCTCAGTCACGCAGTTCACGCAGGGGTTGGCGAAGCTGGCGGACCAGCGCGTGCCGGTCCAGAACGACCCCGACAACATGAATCTGGTGCTCCCGTCCGTGCCCTACGCCGCCATGATGGACGCCTCGTCCACCGCCGGCGGGTTCTGGGCTCAGGCGCGGATCACCGGGGGCAACATCGCCGAATCCATCCGCTCCTCCGGCGTGATGGTTCCGGCGTTCGGCTGTCGGATCAAGCTCGACCAGCAGATGCCGACTTCGGGCGCGTCGCCGAGCCGGACGTTCACGGCCGCCTACCTCCACCGGTGGGCCGTCGCGGTCGTCTCGCGCGACATGCCGCCGCCAGACTCCAAGGTCGTGGACTACATGTACATGCCCTTTGGCGGCATCAGCCTGAGAATCTCCATCGGCTACAACCAGTATCCCAAGCAGGGCTACGTGGTCAACGTCGATGCCGGGTACGGCCTCAAGGTCGTGCGGGAAAACATGTGCCAACTCTTTACCATCGCCGAATAAGGAGGTTTTGACACATGGCAGCGACGAACCTCCTGCATGTGCTCGAACCGGGCAACGCCTACGAGGTCGGCGGCAACGCCGGCGCGAAGGTGGGCGTTCCGGTCGGCCGTTACTCGGGCGTCGGCTTCAACGCCAAGACGGACAGCGGGGTTGACTGGATTTTCCGGTTGCCCGCGACGGCCGGCTTGTCTACGGGCGTGACGCTCAACCTGTTGTTCGCGGACGATCCGCTCAACCCCGACCCCGGCAAGGTGGCCCGCTTCGGCGTCACCTGCGGCGAGTTCGCGGGCACGACGTATATCCCCATCGACCCGACCGCAACGGGAGCCGATGTGGGCACCGAGACGACGTCCGACGTGGACTTGCCGCCCGACACGAACCGGCCCACGCTCGGCAAGGGCCGTAACGTCTCGGTCGCGATCACCACGGCGAACCTGGGCGCTTCGGTCGCCGCGGGCGATTGGGTGCGGCTTCGGCTCCGCCGGATCGGCACGCACGCCAACGATACGCACCGTGGCCGCGTCGTCTTCCTCGGTGGAGACGTGCGCGACACCTGACCCGATCCCT